AAAAAAAGGGAGAATTACTATGAGTAATTATCAAGCATTGGTAGAAAAGTGGGGCCCTATCCTAGAGCACGAATCTTTTTCGCCAATTACTGACTCACACAAGAAGGCAGTAACCGCTACTATCCTTGAGAACACAGAAAGAGCACTTTCAGAAACAGGTGACTTGTCTGCAAATATGACATCACTTCTTTCAGAGGCAGCACCAACTAACGATGCTGGCACAGGTGGTTTCTCTGCAACTGTATCTCCAGGTAACGCAGCAGCTGGTCCAACAGCTGGTTATGACCCTATCTTGATTTCACTAGTACGTAGAGCAGTACCTAACTTAATCGCTTATGACATCTGTGGTGTCCAGCCTATGACTGGTCCTACAGGTCTTATCTTTGCGATGAGAGCTAGATACGGTTCACAGAGCGGAGACGAGGCTTTCTATAACGAAGCTGATACAGACTTCTCTGGTACTGGTACACACGCAAACACATTGACAAATGCTAACACAGCACTTATCACGACTGGTACAGGTCTTGACACAGGCGCTGGTGAAGCTTTAGGAGATGGTGTTGGTGCCGCATACGCTGAAATGGCATTCTCAATTGAGAAAGTTACAGTGGCTGCGAAGACAAGAGCTTTAAAAGCTGAATACACAACTGAGCTTGCTCAGGACCTAAGAGCTGTTCACGGCTTAGACGCTGAAACAGAACTTGCTAACATTCTTCAAACTGAAATCTTAACAGAAATCAACCGTGAAGTTGTTAGAACTATCCATAACACTGCAGAAGTTGGTGCTCCTGGCACTGCAAACGCAGGCGTATTTGACTTAGACGTTGATGCGAATGGTAGATGGTCTGTAGAGAAGTTCAAAGGCTTAATGTTCCAAATCGAACAAGAAGCTAACGCTATTGCAAAAGGAACACGTAGAGGGAAAGGTAACATCGTTATTTGTTCTTCAGACGTTGCTTCTGCTTTACAAATGGCTGGTGTACTCGACTACGCTCCTGCTCTTAACTCTAACTCTTTAGAAGTTGATGACACAGGTAATACTTTTGCTGGTGTTCTTAACGGAAGATTCAGAGTATATATCGACCCATTTGCTGGCTCAAACTACTTAGTAGTTGGCTACAAAGGTTCAAGCGCTTTTGACGCTGGTTTATTCTATTGCCCATACGTTCCATTACAAATGGTACGTGCTGTTGGTGAGAATAGCTTCCAACCAAAAATCGGGTTCAAAACTCGTTATGGAATGGTTGCTAATCCATTTGCACAGGGTGATGTATCTAGCCAAGGTCTTGGTGCATTAACTAACGATACTAACAAGTACTACAGAAGAGTACGTGTAACTAACTTATTCTAATAATAAATTAGTTGTATCTTTAGAGGAGCCTTCGGGCTCCTCTTTTTTTGGTCTGGAATTTGTTATAAATAATAGGTACAGCAATGTACATGACACACATACACACACAGGAGAAAAATATGTCAAATTTAACAGGCTTTGAAATCAGAGCAAATCTATTAAGTCAAGCAGAAGGAATTCTGTACAGTAATATCGAAAGAGAAATTCAAGCTGTGCAAGAGCATAACATGAATAATCCAGAAGATATCAAACCAATTCCAGTAAAGAAAATATCAGCAGCAGCTGTTATTAGTCTTGCTCGAAAATTAAATGAGTTTGTTATTGAAAAGTAATTACTAGAATTAAATAGAAGAGGGCCAGTCATGGCCCTTTTTTATAATAGTGACATACCGACTCGGATTCCAATGGTCTTAAATGAATCTAGATGACCTTGTTCATAGGCTAATTTACCATTCTCAAAGTTTTTAGCTACCATCCTGATATTTTCTCCGTCAATATAGGTTAATGCACCAATCGGTGTTTGACAATCTCCGTTTATTGTTTTAAGCATTTCTTTTTCCGCCATACAACAATACCACGTTTCCATATCATTTTTGTTTTGTATTTGTTTAATACTTTGATCGCCCTTACGAGTTTGTAAAGCAATTACACCTTGACCAGGTGCAGGCATCATGTCAGCAGTACCAAATATACGACTTGCTTTAATAGTAATTCCCATAGCATCAAGTCCTGCTTTTGCTAAAACAATAGCATCATATTCGCCATTTTCTTGTTTAGCAATTCGAGTATCTATATTACCACGAATAGGAATAATTTCTGCTCCAGGATATAATTCCTTTAATTGCCAAATTCTGCGAGGACTACTCGTGCCAATTGTTCTTGGATTGATATGATTACCAATGAGTGCATCTCTAAAATCTGCTCTCGGTAATATACAAGAAATTTCTAATTTGTCATCGTTATCACGAGTCAAATCTTTAAACGCATGGCAAGCAATATCGATGTCACCATCTATAAGTGATTGTTCTATCTCTTTTGTGAATACACCTTTGCCACCCATTTCTTCAATGGATGTTGTAGGATTAAGGTCAGCTGTGGAATCGATATGTACAATATCTAAATCAAGCTCTAAATGTTTTAAAGCTTTATTGGTATAGGCGATTGCTAATTCTGATTTGCGAGTTCCTATTTTCATTTACTATACTTCTTAGAAAAGTATGAGCGTAAAAGAAATATTCTAGTGTAGGCTACAACTGTCATCACAAGAGTAACTAAAGTACCCAATGTAATTGGGTCTGTTATACCAAGTTTCTCAATATAAATCCAAAGCAAGAACAAATTAAGTGGATAGTTTACAACTAAACCTGTAGCTATCTGAGTAGCTGTTTCTTTATGAATACGTTTAGTTTCGATTTTCATAAATGTATCTATTTAAATTATCTTTATTAATATAAGTTTTATAATCATGGCAATTAGAACAAAGAGTTTGACAATTATCTTTATTGTTATTTTTATGATTGCCGTCTTTATGGTCAACTTGTAGTTGGCATGAGTCAACTATAGTTGATGTACATTTATATCCTAATCTTCCATCTATATTTTCACAATAACTCTTTTTAAATTTTACATATTTAAAATTTGTAAAATTGCCTACAACTTTTCTGTGATGGTCACAATATTTAGCTCTAGGTATAAGACCATCTCTTTTTCTAACATTATTTTTTCCAGTAGATAAACCTTGTTTATTACAGCCTTCGTATGCACAAATTCTATTTTCAGTTTCGATTTTCATAATATAAAGTGTTGGTACCCCGTAGGAGAGTCGAACTCCTGTTGCCGAGATGAAAACCCGGTGTCCTAACCACTAGACGAACGGGGCAAGTTTATTCTTCGTCGTAACGAACTAATTCCTGCTCTGCTCCTGTGCCACGAGTTTTAACGTAGCCCATATTAATAAGGGTATTAATTGTTTGTTGAGTAATGCGTTTAGTTTCTGAAAGTGAGGCTTTAGTTTTATCAGTCTTTGCCATCAAATAACCAGCAATGGTAAAAACTATTGATGTTATAATAAACTGAGTAGTATCCATTAATGGTCTCCGTAACGTGCTAAAACTTTCTCAATAATTTTTTGTTGAGCTGTTAATTCAACATCTGCATCAATCTCTTTTTCAAAAGCATCAACATCATCACTTTCTGGAACAAAATCCTCAGGTATGAAAAATTCATGTTCAATAGCCAAATCATAAACGATATTCTCGCCTAATTCATCGAGCTTACGTAATGCAGCAAAAAGCACCTTTTCGGTATCTAAATTACCTTCAGCGCATTCTCTCATTAGTTTTTTAACAACGTATCGGTTCATAGCCATTAAAGCCTCCTTAAATATACTTATAATAAATAATATTTCTATTACGACGCTTCGTTGAGTGTTGCGTATGGTAAATGACCATCGTAACCTTCATATCCACGCCACCAGCTAGGTGCTGGTCGACCCCAATCCCATTTCGCAAAAGGTTTTGCGGCATGGTAATAGTTTCTGTATGCCTGAACTGGGTCGCCTTCAACTTTACAGTCAGGATAATGGCTCATTGCTTGTGCAAATTCAGTGAGCCCAATGTCTGGTATATTTTTAGGTGGCTTACTTAGCATGATACCAAGTTTGTTCCACGTTGCATGTATTTTATTTCTACGATATTCGTATTCGTTAGCTAAGCCACGAAAGTGTTCGTAATGCCATTCATAATTAGTCTTACTTTCTGCAGTCCACGTTGTACAAGGGTGGAATTTATGAACAGCTAAATAGTACATGTCATCTCTTTCGTCACCAAAAGAGTAGTACGTTTGTATAGTTTTACCTGAACGTGATGGTCTTTTTTCTGGTATACCATCGAGCATTCGGTGTACTGTTGAAAGCATTTGAGCACTCTCAACAATCATTTTGGGTATATGTTTATCGCAACACATTTGTGCAGCAATAATTGGATTTTCGTCAAGTACAAATATATTCATTTTACCCAGATGTGATTATATTTTTCAGGTAGAGATTCGCAAGTGTAATCAAAACGCTCATCATAATTAATAACTTTTACACATTCACCTGTTGAGTGACTGATATGCACATCAGGCATAGATGCAACAGAACTTAGTCCCATATAGAATCCAGCACCAACTAGGCATATAAAAATTACTGTAAAGATTGCATTACGCATTATATTCACCTACTTTTTTAAACTTTCTTCTTGCCTTAGAAAATTGTTTCATTGGAGATTTAAATGTTTTCAACTCTCCGTTTAGTGCTTTATAAGCAACTAATTGACCAAGCCCATTGACATGATATTGGCCATTTGCAACTGGAGCATCGCCCCAGTCAGTTATTTCTTGCAGAATCTCAATCATCTATATGTTCCTAAGAGTTTAGGTCCGCGTGAGATAAAATCCATTTTAGCAAAATTACCAATGTAGGCATTTTGCCTTTCGTTGTATTTCAAGTTTACCTTGACTGTATTCATGTACACAGTCAAGCTTTCTTGAGGTTGGAAGTATGCAACTTCAGCTTCAACCTCTTTTCCACTGTCGATATTTTCGACAATACATTCGTTAGCATAAGTTTCGTTCATGTTAAGATGCCTGTAGAAGTGTTGGAGCTACTCTCCACATACCAGCGTCTGTAGAAACTTGGATGTTTTTAATCATTACCTTAGTAACAACACCCTCGATTTTCTGTCCACGCTTATCGTTAAAGAATACGTTCTGTCCAACAGTGAAGCTATTCTTAGCCATTTGAGTTTTAGCTTTGAATTGCGAGTTAAACATTTGAGAAACATCTCGCATTTGGCTCATGTCAGCCTTAGCAAAAAGAGTGTTCAGTTTAGTCATTTCAGATTTAGTTAGCATAATATAATTCCTTTCCTCATTAATTTATGGGTCTATTATAACCCGTTTGATTTGATTTGTCAACCTTTTTTTGCATTTATTTTAAATTAAAATGCAAATGCTTGTTGTTGTGTGTGGTAACCAGCAGCTTTTCCGTAGAATCCCATTGATTCTAGTTTCAGTACTAGTTCGTCAAAATCGTGAGGTGTTTCACCTTCTGCATATTGTGGATATATGCCTACTGTTAACGGGTCATTGATAAAGAATTGGCAACCCTCGAACTCTGGATTTGCTGAGCAAAATTCATTGACTAAAGCAACTCCTTTTCTCCATGTTGTTTGAGATTTATGTCTCATTTCAAAGTCAGATATGTACATATCTTTCCTTGTTAAAGTTGGTTCTGGTTGGTTTCCTAAGATTCT